TACCCCTTACAGAGTGTCGTAGATATTGCTATAACTTTTCAAGTGGTCGTACAAATCTTTTGGAATGTTGTATGACTTACTGTCTTCAAAATTATACACCTTTTGACCCCAGTGCATTTGCCAAGTACCTTTAACACGGGCTTGAATAAGACCACTATCTGCTTGCGGTACAGGAACTGCAATTTCATCTTCTTCAATAAATTCTGCAAACTCATTTACTTTCTTAACCATTTCGTGCTCCTATGTTTGTTTACGTGTATATAAAAGTATAGGGGTGGCAATGCCAGTTGGCACCACCACCCCCAACTTGATTACTAAATTACGAGTAAATTGAGCCACCCTTGGTATTGATAAGCACACGGGATTCTGCGGTGATGACACCAAAGCCCCAAATTGCATACCAAGCCAAACCATGCTCACGACCAAAGTCAATTACGCCACCATCACGGAGTTCAACTGGCAAGGCAATAGCCTGACCAAATGCGTTGTCTCCGATCATCATGGCTGAGTATGATGTTGCTGTTGGATCGTTTACTGAACCACCTGGGGTTACGTCAACGATTCCAGTGCCACCCTTAAGTACTTGAGTAGTTTCAATGAAAACTACGTCATAGAGGCGACCAATTTCACCGAGCATGAAGTTACCTGGAGCGGCATACTTCGTTACTTCAATAAATTCAGGCCAGTCACGAAGCGCACGGCTCTGTGATGGGTGAACGAAGCATACGTAGGTATCGCCAAGGCGTGGGATGTTTTGACCAGCAAGGATCTCAACAGCATCTTTAATTGCTGCTGGTGAGAGGAAACCTGGTGCTGAAGCAACACCTACAGTGCCAGCCTCGTATGGTGCAAGAGCGCCACGAACCGAAGCAGCCGTACGACCAAACACTACGCTTGGTGCTACTGCTGTACCGCCAGCAAATGGAACACCTGCACTGTAAAGCGTGTTACGTGCTTGAATGTCCATAGACTGTGCCATGTGACGACCAAGCAAACGGCTTGACGATGCCATGATGTCATCAAATGCTGCGTTAAGGAGCAATTCAGTTACTGCAACTGACTTACCTTGTTCCTTCACGGTGATTTGAATCTGTGATGCGGATAGAGCAACTGGCTCCATACGTACACCTTCATCCAAAGTCGCACCAGTTGTCTCATTAACACCTAGGTTCGTGTAACGCATAAAGTTAACTGTGAGTCCTGGCATAACACCAAGTTCTGTCTTTTTAACAGCGAATTGCTCAAAGCGCAAAATTGGCATTGCTTGGAATAAAATTTCTTTTGACCAAATTGCTTGAATCGCTGGTGAAAGTGTTGCATCATCTGAGTAACCTGTCGTGGTAATTGAACCAAGACCTGCTCCTGTAATTGCTCCACCGATTGGGCCTGGAAGTGCCATAATTAAAAATCCTCCGTAGGATTAAACTTAGTGTAATAGGTTATGTATAATTCTACCAGAGATTAAAAGCGTCCTCTGGAAGAACGTGCATTCAGAAGTCTGTCACGCATTTTTTGATACTGATCCATTGACATATTACGGATATCTTCCGCATTCACCGATTGGTATTCCGTTTGAGTTTCCATTGGTCCAACGGGTGGGGCTGTTACACCTACACCTTTAAAACGGGGCTGCGTTTCTGCAGTCGCTCTTTGGACATTTTCCAATATAGCAGAACTAGCCTCTTTGAACCTGCTAATTGCCATTTCAACGTCTTCCTCATCATTGCCACTAACCATGCCCAGCAATTCAGGAATAATGTATTCCTGTTCTTCTTGCATACGACGTGCAATATAGGTCTGCAATGCTTGGTGAGCACGTTCTTTATCTAGCAAAGCGGCTTGTGTTTGGCGGTCTTCATCAATGATAGCAAGACGTGCTTTCCACTCGGTTTCTACGTCATTGATCTTTTTGTTAAATTCAGTCTCTTGCTTAAGCAGCAATTCCTTTGCTGAAAGTTCTTCAAATTCACGCTGCTTAAGGGTTTCTGCATCTTTCTTAGCCTGCTTTGTAGCCTCTTTAATAGCCTGATCACGCTCAACTTGAATCTCTTTTAACTGCTCTTCCATAGTCTTTGTACGACTATCGGCTTCTTCAAGACGCTTGTACATCTTGTCCTTTTCCTGCTTACGGATAACTTCAACGTCAGATTCACTGAAGGCTTTGCCTTGCGTTGTTTCCGCTTGGGGAGGGGCTACTTGCTGGGCTGCATCCATAAATGCTTCCTGAGCCAGTACGGGAATAGTAACTTCATCAATATCACGCTTTGCCATAAATACTTCCTTGCTAGTTTGGCTAATGTTGTCTTATGTTGTTTAACTTATTATTCTGCATCTGGATTACGGCGCTGGGCGAACCTGGCTCCGTAAGCCTTACTTACTAATTGATTCATTAAATCAGATTCTACAGGATTTACTGCCGTTCCAGGCATAACTCCTCCAGAACCTCCTGTAGATGATACATCAGAACCACCTGCTGATGCAGGTTGAGGACCGCCTTCACCTGGGAGCATGCCAGTAGCCATCATTACAGCCATCTGGATTTGAGAACGAAGCATGTCAATAGCACCTTGATCTATAGCATCGTCCATTAATTCTTCAAATATTTCTTCCATTTTTTCATTAGGGAACTCTTCACCCAATGTACGAAGGGCACCACGCTTTGACTCTAAGCCCAAAGCCATCTTTGCCTGTACTTCATTAAGTTTAATAAGAGCGTCAACTGGCAAGGGATCGGGCCAATGACATGTTGTTTTATAAGTAACTGGGTCAGAAGGGTCAAGTTGCAGTAAATTATCACGTTCAGGCTTGGCTGACTTACTAGGATCATACGTTAACATCTGTGGAAGAAACACAGCAGCAGTACGGATAATCAACTCATTTACCATTTCTAATCCCTTAGAAAAATGGATCTTTTTCATGGTAAAACGGTTCATCAATGGCTGGTATTGAATAGCCAAAGCAACACCAGAAGTATTTGATACTGGTTGAAACTGCCCAAGAGCCTGCTCTGGAATTCCTGTAATTTCGTGCATCGTACGTTTTAGAAAAGTAATATACTCTAAAGCACCAGCCATGTTTCCACTAGATTCAAGGTTAAACACACTTGCGTCTTTTGGAAGACCTGCCCAAACTTTCTTAGGACCACGTTCTAGTTGTGAAGCCTTGGCACCAGTAATAATAGTTACAGGAGCAGCATGGTAGTTAATGATGTCAGAAACTTCTGTCATCTTTTCGTTAAGTTCACGGTTCAGTGGAATAATATCCCAAATATCTGATTGTCCCCAAGGCGAAGAAGAAATAGTTACGTTAGGAATATGCACAATTGGGATACGACCAATAGCATTAGTGTATTGATCAATAAGTTCATCATTAATATATTGCTCAACCATTTCATCAGAAAGAATTTCTGTAAAGGTATATACCTGACGAGTTCCTTCTGGAGAAGTTCCCCAAAAACGGTACTTAAGTTTAAACCTAAGAATACGATCTCTGTCATGAGGGTGATACTCAGGGAAACAGTGAGCAGGGTTCAAAGGAATAACCCTAATACGACCCTCTTGGTTTACGCCAACGGTATCCACGTATGGTTCTTCATATGCAATCTTTACAAAGCAATCACCAGTAACACTAGCCAACTGTCCCATTTGCCAAAGAACATAGTTTTTATTGTTATGCCCTTCCCAAACATCAGCAAGAAGGTGAGGAATAATAGCATTGTTTTGTTCAGGTACTTTAAATTGAACACCTTTACCAAAACAAAAGTTAGTGATGTAATCCGACATAGTACGGACATAGTTCAGATAGAACTGTGACTCGCCCATCTCACGGCGATAACTCCAGTGGTGACCTAAATACCAAGCCCACGCTGCGCTGTAGCGGTTTAAACGTGGTCCATGGACTTCAAACTCTTCGTCTGCCAACTCCACCAGACCCAGAGGGCTAATAGCAACGGTGAGGTCGCTTGAAGATGCACGGTAAGACGGAGACCAAAAATCAACTGCCATCAGTTACACCTTATCAAAGTTTGTGGATGTATAAATTGTAGCCTGATATCTAAGGGAAAGTTATTAATATAAGGCATCCCTCTACTAGTTAGGTTCACCAGTCCAGACAATAGTTCCTTGACCTGTGCCCGCTTTACGCTTGCCACGAGTT